GCGATTGGCAAAATAACCCCACTCCCCATCTGGGTTCCTCAAATAAAGCGTTGCCCAACGGCCTTCACTGCTTGGTGTAGTATCCCCGCCGGGGCCAGCCGGGCAGCCATGGCGCCCGTTCGCGTAGGAATAGCGCCACTCCGCAGAACGGAGGCTGTCCTGCGGGACCAAGGACCCCCCGACCGCCAGCGGGTAGGGGAACTGGTTGGGCGTAGCATACGGCAGGATGAAGCCCAAGTAGCCCCCCTCATAGCTGGTCGATACCTTCACAGCGAACCGGAAGGAGCGGCCCGAGGCCACGAACCAATAGGGCATCGCGGCGTTCCACAGGGGGACCATCGGGACGGCGAGCGGGTATTGAGCCCCGAACTGGTACAGCGCGCCGGGCTGGTTGAACCAAGACATTTCACTGGCGTCATAGCCCGTGTACCCGTTCATGAACAGGTTGTACCAGCCTGCGGCGCTGTCGTACTCTGACCTGATTCCCGTGTAGATTTCATCCAGACCGGAGTTGCCCAGGGCCTTCAGGAGGACCTCCGAGCCGAAGTGGTTGGCCACGGTTCCGTCCGCCTCCAGCAGGAGGAGTTCGGACCAGGAAATGTTTGTTGTTCCGCTTTGGACGGCATCCCACAAAATACGCCAGTGAAGATGAGCCCCGGGAGTTCCCGGAACCGCGAACAACCGCCGCTCCCCGAGGGAAAAGGCGGGTGTGTTCGTTACGGTCAAGGCGGTAGTCCAGGAAGTACCGTTGTCCGAGTATTGGAGGCGGAAGGACCGCGGGGCATATCCGTTGTAAGTGCCGTTTGTCGGATGTGACTTGATCAGCACGTTCTTGACTTCGCGGGCCGTCCTCATTTCCCACGAATTGAAGCTGACCCCCACGGATAGGTTCGAGGCGTAGAAAGCGGCCCCTGCGCCGCTATCGGCGGGGTTGTTCGTGTTCAGAGTTCGCGGGTCATACCGAAACGTGTGGACCATCTTCCGCGAGGTGGCGGCAGTAGGGTCCGTCAGGTTGCTGGTATGGGTGGCGATGTTGTCCCGGCGGACGCGCAGCGCCTGCCAAGCCTGACCTGCCGTCACCAGGGTCGCGTTCGTGGTAAGAAAGGCGACGATCTTGCTGAAGAAGTCCTCAAAGTTCGTCGCGGTTCCGATTTCGTTTGCCATGTCTCATCCTCAACCGTTGTTCACAACCTGGCGGACCGCGCCAGCGTTGCGTTGGATCACGTTCAGCAGGACCCGCTCGCCCGAGGAGCTGGTCAGGTAGTCCTGCATCAGGTTCGGGTCGATCACGTTCACAACCCGGATCGCGGACCCACCGCCCTGCTGCCCCTCGCCACCGCCCTGACGCGCTTCGTCCCGTTCCTGGGTCGGAGTCCGGATGCTGACCCGTTCGCCAGGCGTAGCACGAAAGGCGACCATTTGAGAGTCGGTGCCGCCCGTACCCCCCACGGTGAAGTCGCCCCCGAAGGCAAAGCCCGGCGTCTGGGCCATGATCTGGGCGATATTCGCCGCAGTCTGAACCCCAACCGCCGCCGCCAGGGCGTAGTTCGCCGGGGGCGGAGCGGAGGCGAGGGCCTTCTGCACCGCCAGCACGCCGTCGATAGTAGCCTGAGTCACTGCCGCGGCCTTACCAATCGCGGCAATTTCGCGGTTGCTGGACCGGGAAAGCCCCGCCAGCGACCCGAAGAACTGGGACGCCCCGGCGAGCTGCTTGGCGTACAGCTCCGCATTCGCCCGGGCCTTCAGCTGAACGGCGGTCTGCTCGCTGATCAGGTCCGCCTGCCGCAGAGCCTCAATCTGGGCATACGTCTCCTCATACTGGGCAACCCAGGCCTGCTGAGCTTCGATAGTGCCCTCAAGCAGCGACTGATTCTGCTGTACAAGGAAGGCGGTGGCCTCCGCCTTGCTGATGGTGCCCTCCGCGATCAGCTCGTTGATCGCCTTGAGCTGGTCCGCGAACTCCTGCTGCGGCCCACGCATCTGCTGGAGTACCCGGTTGCGGGCTTCCGCAGCCCGTGTCTCCTCCTGAATCAGCTGGAGGCGTTCGCGCAGCTGACGCAGTTCCTCCTCCCCGAGGAGAATGCCTTGACCCCGGAGGTCCTGTTCAATCGCGCGCAGCTGAATCTCGATTTCGCGCTGCTCCGAGGTGAGGCGCAGCAGCTGACGCTCCTCGTCCAGCTGGCGGTTGATGGCCGCCATCGGGTCCATCGCATCGCGCAGCTGTGCTTCGATGATAGCGAGGACCTGGGCCTTGCGCTCCGCGGTGATCAAGCCCGCGGCCTCCGCCCGCTCCAGGAGCGTCACAGCGTCCATGTAGGCTTTCTGAGCAGCCCAAACGCGATCATAGGACCCCACGAGGGCGTCCAGCTCATCGCGCAGCTTCTGAAGGGCCTTGGCCGCTTCAGGATCGGGACGATTGACCCGGCTCCCGCCGCCGTTCGCGGACAGATCAGGGGCCGTGGTCTGGGCTGCGGCGACCCGCTCCCGGGCAATTTCCTGGGCGCGGGTGATCCAGCTGTCCAGCATTGATTCCAACCCGCTGTCCGCTTGCCGCAGGACCTCCTCGCGGAAACCTTCCTCAAAGTTCGAGCCGATATTGGCCCCGACCTGACGCCATCCGTCCAGGTTGGTACTGACTGCCCGGCGGATGCCGTCCAGATCAAGGTCCAGCGCGGCTCGCAGGGCGTTCCCGAGCTGACGGAAGTTGTTCATCAAGGCGTCAATGACCGACCCGACCACGTTCAGGATACCACGCATCACGCCCCGGACCGTCCCGCCGATCATGTCAAACACCCGCACCACGGTCCGCACGAGACGGAGCCACCAGGCTTCCTGTTCCTCCAGGCTCCCCGCCGCGGAGTCGGTGACGTTGTTGAAAGCGGTCGAAGCGGCCCCCGTGATCCAGTTGAAGAAGTCGGTGAGGACTCCGGCGAGGGCGGAAACCAGAGGGGCGATGTCCTCCCAGGCTGCGCGCATCAAGTCACCCAGGGTGGTGACATCGTCAATGCCCAGGTTGATTTCGTCCCGGAACAGGGTCAGGGCGGTGATCGTGGCGGTGAGGACGATCAGGAAGGCTCCGACCGGATTGGCTGCTATGGCAGCGTTGAGCGCCACCACAGCGGTCCGGACTCCGTTGATCACTGCCGCGGTCCCGCCCACTACCAAGAAGCCTGCGGCGACGGAACCAGCGAGCTGAATGATGACTTCGAGGTGTTCCGCAATGAAGTCCAGACCCTGTACAACAACGTCGCTGAATCCGGAGGCTTCGTCAAGTCGCCCAACCACCTCCAGCAGTCGGTTCCCGAGGACCGTCAGGGCGTCACTGATGGTCGCGGGCATGCTGTCCGCTTCCTCACGCAACTTCTCCAGCTGAGACATGAGTGCGGTGAATACCGTCTCCGAGGAGAGCTTGCCGGCAGCAGCCATGTCCCGGAGTTCCTGAATAGACTTCCCGGTGCCCTCCGCGAGAGCTTCCACCACGCGACCGCCTTGTTGGAGCACGGTGTTCCAATTCTCGCCGCTCAGTTTGCCTGCCATCATCGCCTTCGACAAGGCGTTGATGACCGTTTCCGCTCGCTGGGCCTTCGCCCCGCTGACTACCAGAGCGTTGGTCATCGCCTCCGTGAAGTCCAACTGCTGTTGAGTCGAATAACCCAACTCAGTTAGAGCCGCGGCGTTGGACAGGTAGATTTCCGCGGTGTTGCCCAGCTCCGCGTAGGTTCGCCGGGCAATGGCCTGGAGTCGGCCCATAACCGCGCCCGCGGCCTCGACCGAACCCGCCGCGATGTTCACGCGGGAGGTGAGGTCAGTCCAGGCGGAGGTCATGCGGACGATTTCGCGCAGACCGAAGGCGGCCCCCAGAGTGCCCAGGGCTCGCTTCAGGAAGTCCACCGCGTCAGCGGACTGTCGGGCGGTTCCGCCGATGTCCTCCAGGTTCCGGCGGACTACACGGGACCCGTTCTCAGTGATGACGATGTCAATGCGTTCTTGCGCCACCTTCTTAGCTCCCCGGGTCGCCGTCAACAATACGTCCAAATTGGACAACCTGCGCCGCTTCCATCACCGCCTGCTCCACGAAGTTCGCCGGAGCCTGGGCGGAGTACCCGTCATTCAGGCGCTGGATGTACGGGAGGTTGTTGGTGATGTGGATTTCCTGTCCACTCCGGTAGCCGCTAATGACCGCGGCCCCCTGGTCCAGGGCGGCTTGCGTGTTGGCAGCTTCGGTGCTGCCCTCCTCGCCCGGGGCGTAGGCTTCGATGACTTCGGAAGCGGGACCGCCCAGGGCGGCGATCCAGTTGGAGCGGGCGCGGCCCGTATCCACGGGCGTACCCATCACGACAGCTTGATCAGCTGCGAGGGCGACCTTGCGAGTGAGCGCGTCAGCACCCTCCGCGATCTTTCGACCGCGGAGGGTAATGCGTCGGCTGAATTCACTTAGGTTTGGCACGGGTCGCGCTCCACTCCAAATACTTCGAGTCAAGCCGCTGGATGAACCACAAGAAGTCCTCCTGCTGCTCGCCTTCAATCCCCTTAATCAAACAATACTCCAGGATTGCCAGCAACGGGATCGGCCCCAGGCCCATGCCGATGTTTCTACATGACGTCAGGTCCAAGAATCCGATGTAATACAGCTCCGACCCAAAATTCAACTCAGGGGCATCCCGTATGCGGTCCGGGAGGGGTAGCCCGAACCGCATACAGTCCTCCACTATTTTCCTTTCGACGGGGCCTTGCTCGAACCCGTAGCAGAGGACGCCCCAGAGTTTCCCAGGTCGGCTTCCCGCACCTCATCGCGGAACAACGCCACGGTGCCCGCCTGCTCGCGGAGGTCCGCAAACAAGTCCGGCAGGTCCTCGAACAGCTTCAGGACGTTCTCCTTGCTGAAGTCCATCGGCTGGCCGTCCGGGCCTTCCACGTTCTGCCAATCCAGCACTACATGTTCCGCGAACACTTCCTTGTACAGGCGGTCCGCGGTCTTGTTGTCCAGCATTCCGGTCTGGATGGCCTTGCGATAGGGCCGGGTGGCCTTCTCCAGGGCCTTCGAGAAACCGACATTATGTCCACCGGCCCGGGCGATCTTGATGCGGATCGGCTCGCCCTTCTCGTTGGTACCGTATTCGATCCAGATGCCGTCCGTTTCCAGGTTCTCGTTGGTCTTGAACAGTTTGTACAGGCTCATTCTCGTTTTCTCCGAGGTTTCGTGGTGAGGGACGGAAGGGCCGGAGCCCTTCCGCACTTCGTTGATTATACGTCTGCCGCGTTCGGAAGGTAAGGGAATTCATTGAACAGCAGCGTGTGGCCGTCCGATCCTTCCGCCGCTTCCATGGACAGGGGCAGGGTGATGGGCTGGTCCTGCTCCACGCTCAGGCGACCCTCGCCCAGGGCGATCAACGGCACGTCCCAGATCATCCCGGCGTTGTTCTTCACCAAGGCGAAGTCCAGCGCCACGTCCGCGTTGTTACGCACGGCCTGAACCGCGGCGATGTCCGCGAAGTAGGCCGTGACGTTGCCCGACACCGCGAAGGTCCCGGCAGACACGTCGAAGGCCCCGAGGACCGCGACCGCCTTGTTGGGCGAGACGTTGTTGTTGATCGTCAGCGTCAGCTCCGTCAGGAAGGCGAACAGCGGGTTGGGGTTCGAGTTGCCTGCGGTGACCAGGTGCATCTTGATCCGCGAGAAGTCCGAGGACGTGTTGAAGGCGGGCGAGTCGGGCAGGTCCGGACGGGTCCCCGACTTCACGCCCAGAGTCCCGGGGCGCTGCTCGTTGTCCACCGCGATGAAGCCCAGATCAACCGTGACCTTGTCGGCCTGACGGATTTGCAGGCTCAGTTCGTTCGGAACCGCACCCACCAGGTATTCCGACATGGTGCCGTCATTATCCTGGCCCAGGGTACGCTCCAACTGGTAGCTGCGGCGCTTGATCAAGGTCGGGTTCTTCTCGTTCTTGATCACGTTGCCGAAGTACAGGCGGATGGTCTTGCCGGTTCCCGTCTCGTTCGACATGGTGGCTGAAGTCTTGTCGAACTCCAGGAAGGTCGCCCCGACCGCGCGCACACGGGCGAAGCCATTGTTGCCCGCGGTGTTGAACTTCTCCGCCGTTGCGTCCCCGCCGATGAACACCCATTCCCCGGCGACCAGGCCGAAGGTGGTGAAGTCCTTGGTGCCGGACGCGCGGACCAGACGCGGGAAGCTGCCCGTCACGTCGATGTCCACCTCAGCGGAGCCGAACTGGAAACCAACCTTGATCACGCGGGCGGTCGCCGGGGGCGTCTCATCCACCGCCGTCTCGTTCACCACAAGGGTCGTGGCGGTGGAGCTGGTCACCCGCTTCAAACCGTTGTTGGTGGACTGATTGAAGCCCGAGGCGAAGCCCAGGTCACCCGCGGCGAACTGCGAACCGACCGTGCCCGAGGCCAGCGTGTAGGTCTTGCTGGAGCCAGTCACGCCCGAGAAGGCGATTGCCGCACCATTGGTCGGGATGTTGGTGGCCTTCTCACGGATGTCCGAGAAGAAGAAGCCCTGAAGCAAACGGGTCAGGCCGGTCTGAGTCAGGTCCTGGCCGAAACCGCCGGAGGCGTCCAGGTCGGTCGTCACGCCCTTCTTGCGCTGGCGCGAAGGGTTGATGGGGTTCCGGGCGATGGTGCTGATCTGACCACCAAAGTCATTGTAGCCGTTGGGCTCCAGCGCGTGCCAGACCGGCGACCCCGGAAGGGTCCGGATGGTTTGTTCTTCCGCGTACCGGAGGCCGGTCACGTTCGAGTCGATTTTGTTGGGCATGGTCAGCTCCTTATATCAAGTGGCGAGGGGTTCACCGCAATTCGTCATACTGGAACTCAACAACGGTATTGAACTGTTGCCAAGCCCCGGTTCGGCCAATCTCCTGGATGCGAGCGTTGCGGAACCAAATGCCGCTCGCGGTGCCTCGCCCCTCGAAGGCGTCCCGGGCGATTATCCCGAGTTTTTCAGCAAGAGACAAGCCACCCCCAGCAGAAACCGGCGCAAAAGTCTGAATGGTCACCAGTCCGGGCCGCAAAAACCGGCGCTGCCCCGGCGGGGCGAGCGTGAGCTGGCGCGAGGTCGCGTGGCGAACGGTGATGCGAGCATAGGGCTTGTCCGGATCAGGGGCGCTCTGGGAATCGACCCCCGGCCACTCCACCCGGATCGGCTGGCCCGCGTTCAAGGCAGGCGTCTGGGCGTTCCAGTGGGTGCGGAATAGCCCAAGGATTTCGTCCCGCGCGGTTTCAAAGGTCGGGAGGCTCATTGGCGCACCTGCAATTCATACATAATGGCTTGTCCGTTCGGGTTCAGAGGCTTGACGGCGATGATCTTCCACAGCTCCGCCCCACGGACCACAAGCCCTTCGACCTCCGGAGGAGTCGTCAGCCCCTCCGCCGGCATAAACACGCGCTGGTCCCCGGTGCGGATCGTCTCCCCGTCGATATACCGCTGCTCATAGTCCAGGAACACAGCCTCAATCGACTGGTTGCTGGGCAAGTTCGCGCCCGGCTTCCAAGGTTTGTCCGGATCGGGAGCAGACCCCGCCGTGAAGCCCCGGAGGGTGACGGCTTGGCCGTTCTTCTTGATCAGCTTCTTCGCCAGGGCGATAGCGGAGTCAAACCGGGCCATGCGTCACCCCCGTACCACGTTGCCGCCGGAACGGACCAGACCAGCCTTCACCAGCTTCCGGTCCGCCGCCGGATAGGCGGGCATGGTGTACGCCCCGCCATAGGCGTAGGTCACGGACTCACTGATTGGGCCCACTGCCTCCGACTTGGAGTGGATCGGACGCCCCGTGGGGTCACGGTCTGGGTCCGGATTAAGCACCTGGGTCAAGGCCCGCAAGGCATACTCCGCCGCAGCCTCCTTCACCTCCGGCGGAATGTCGTTCACATACCGGCGGTCACGGTCCCAGGCATTCGTCCGGGGCCATTCCGTGGTTTGGTCCCGTCCGAGACGGCGCTTGCCCACGAATACAAACCGCTGGTCCAGGTAGTCGGTTGCGCGCACAATCGCCGTCTCGATGTCCGAGTCAGCGTGGCCCGCGTAGGATTGCCCCCGGTCGGTGTGGTAGGCTTTGAACTCCGCCACCGTGATGTAGGCGTTGGCCCCAACTACGGTTCCCGAATTGTCTTGGACGATCAGCGTCATCACGTCCTCCAGAATGCTTGGTATTTATCCCGGCGGAGCGTCATCACGTTCCGCACGTGGCTTCGGTTGATCTCAAACCAGGAGCGGTTCCCATAGCCGGGTTGGGGGGCGCGGGACTTCAAGCTGGTGTTCTCGACATTCCCGAACCACCGGCCCGGGTCACAACCCCGAGTGTTCGCGCACAGCCTCCGGTCCTGGAGGAGGCCTGCGACTCCCCCGTTGTAGCTGGACAGGACGAAGGCCCATTGGTCTTGAACCGTCTCCCCCGGGCTCGCGGCGATCCTCCGCCACAGCGCCAGATTCATCTCAACCACCGCCGTGAGTTGGTAGCCCGGGTTGTGTCGATCCGCCCAAGACCACCCCCGGAGGGAGTCGTGGGCCGCGCGCAGCTCCTCGAACTTGTTGAACCGCTCTGAGCCGTCCGCGCGATAGGCTACCGTGATTTGGCCGAACCCGAACCCGTATTCACGCGAGGTCCGCAGCTCCGCCCGAGGATTCCAGCAGCGGGAGTGTGTGAGGCTGATACAGCTTTCCTGCTCGATCAGTCCGGCCAGGGTCCAAGGCTCTGGAGCCCGGGGCCAGATGGCGCGTTGTCGTTCAACCAACACAGGCGCATACACCTCCGCCCCGGACGGGACGAAGGTGCGAACGTCCTGGGCGAGGGCGAGGGAACCGAAGGCCCAGCAGAGGACGGCGAAGGTGAAGTGGATCAGGCTTTTGCCCATAGCACCAATCCCAGGAAGATGAAGCAGATGGTCAGGGCGACGGCGAGGACCACGAGGCCCCCAGCCACGGAGCCCTCCCGGGCATGCGCGAGCCATTCCGTGAGGTCCACCTGGGGTAGTACCACACGGGTGATCACAACGGTGATCCCTGCCAGCGCGAGGGCAAACGCTGTCCACTGCGCGAGAGTCACGACCATTGCCGGGTCGATCAGCAGCAGCGGAACGATACTGGCGATGAGCAGGACCCAGGCCGTGAGGTCCAGGAACGGGGCGAGGCGCTTGCGCAGTCGGGCGAGGAAGTGAAGGGTGGTGGCGTTCATTGTTGGTTCTCCGGTTCTGATTGGGTACAAAGTTGGAAGGCGGACTGAGCCCAAGCCTGAAGGGCGGTCAGTTTCCTGATGGCCCGGTCGCCGTCCGCGGCGATTCCCCAGAGAGCTGCTGAAGTCTCTGGCGCAAGTTCGGCTGTTCCGGCTCCATCAGCTCCGCCGGGGGAGGACTCAACCGCACCGGATCGGGCCGCACTACAAGAGGAGACTTGGAGGCGCAGCCGCTGATTGCCAGACCGCAGATCAGCAATAGTGCGCTCATCCCGCGCCCGGGCGTCCGCTTGCTGTTGGGCGAACTCCGCCCGGAGGTCTGCGACACGCTGTTCATGGGCTTTCTCCTGTTCACGGTTCCGGTCGTTGGCCTCAGCCAGGAGGCGTTCCTGCTCCCGTTCCCGGGCGCGGACCTCCTCCTTGTAGTTGTCAAGGGCTTTCGCCGCCTCCGCGGTTGCGTCCGCCTTCCCGGAACCATAGCCGAAGCCATAGCCCGCGAGGGCGATCAAGGCGACGGCGAGCAGGACGCCCGCCGCGGCCCAGACCTTGGAGGAGGCGAAGCCGAACACGGGTCAGACCCCGCCCTTGTCCATGCCCTTGATCGGGGCGGTGGGGCCGGAAGGGGCCGCGGTGGACTTGCCGCCGTTGACCACGTTTTTCGAGTGCTGCCCGTGACGCACGCCGGACTTCGAGGCGTTGGTCATCTTGGAAGCGGTTGCGGTGGTGGTGCCTTTCTTTGCCATGATGCTTCTCCTGGTGGTTCGAGGTTACTGCTGGGCCGCTGCCTTGGCCTTCTCCCGATTGTAGCCGGGGGCCGCAGCTTCCACGTCAGCGCGGGTGATACCGGCGGAGCCATACAGCTTCTCCACGGCGGTCATCGCGGGCTTTCCGTCCTTGGTCCAGTGGGTTTCGTCCGCCGGGTCCAGAGCCAGGACCGACTTCTGGAGCTTGGTGTTCAGCTCCACGGTCGGCTCCTTCGCCGGTTCGGTCACGCCCTCCGGTTGTCCGTTCCCATCGGATACACCCCCGGCTTGCCCGGCTTCGGCTTCGTCACTTCCGCCGCCGACAGGTGCCG